AAAAAAATAATCAAATGAAGCAAAATCCACCGGTCCGAGTAGGATCAGTAGGCCAGGTTCGTTGTTTGTCCGATTCAGTACGGGAGACAAGAACATAGTTCTGCATCTTGATGGTGAAAAGAGAAGGAAAGTGTGAAGTGTCGATCTCGGTTCCAAACAAGTAAAGGCGTTTACGATCAAGTTCAGAAGTTAACAAGGGAGAAGGTGTTTTCCCTAGTTCTTCAGAAATGAAGGTGTATACATCGAGACAAGTATTATAAACTTGTTCGCTGCAGCCCATCGAGGCAAGAGCGATTCCGAGTGCGGAAGACGCTGTGGCTTCAATAGTTTGGCTTCTCTCAGGAAAGAGAAGATGTGACATTAGGTCGAGGTCGGTACGGTAGCTTATTCCTTGCTTATTGTAGTAGCCAAGGACGTAGACTCCGTCGAGTCGATCGTGTATGTCAGATTTGTCAACCGAAAGTTTAGCGTTGAATCGAGTCATCGCTATTTTAGACATCATTTCCAAAAATCGTTTACCATAAAGGAAGAACGAAGCTTCAGAGAAGACGACAAGTGAGTCGTCACCCTGTAGTTTCATGAAAAAGTGCTTGTGCTCGATATTGATACCGAGTTCGGAGAGACAAGTGAGAAGCATTATCCCGTTGACCCAGGAGTCCAAGAGTTGGGTTTGTTGGAAACCAGAGGCAATGCCGTTGAAATTCCAGTGATATAGGTCACCAGAGGGTAAGGCGATTGGGTAGTGCTTGACGTTGTAAGTGAACCAGTCCCATAGATTGGCTAAACGACAAGGGTCAGTTGTAGCATCGGGGTAGAAGTTGGTTGGTTGGTAACGTCCGGACCATTCATAAAATGTGAACCAGATATCATGGACATCGTCGATGATAGAGAAGAGAGCGCGTCTGTCAAATTGTGACCAGTCGGCAGAGATGATAGAGAGCGGTTCTTGATGAATAGTTCGTCAAAAAGGTTGTGAAATGTAGGCATAGAATCAGTTATGAGTCCGCGAAATTGTTTGCATCTTAAATAGGTGTTCGTTAGATCTGAGAAGGTGTAGGGTGCTTCGGCAGAGACTTGGAGACGCCAGGGGTAGTAACGTAAATCGGGAAAGGCAACAGGAAGGTAAGGAGTCTTCGGTTTAAACTTTTCAGTCATGACTTTGAGTGCGCGTTTGTAGTGGAAATCGCGTTTCAGGTCTATTTTAGGCTGATCGGTCTTGAAGAAGTCTTCTTCTAGTTTAGTGTCTGTCACTTCGGAACGACGTTGTCGTTTGACTTCGTCTACGAAGTTTGATGGGTAATTCTTATACATAGCTTTGAGAACAAGCTTGCGTCGGAATTCGTCCATGTACTTTGCAGTGTGTTCGAGTGTTGACATCCTCATCCGTTTTGGTAACGTTCTGATGAAAGTGAGATTGCTGGAAGGCAATACGGCTCTAGGATTGTAGGCAGGCATTATAAAGGCAAGGTTTCTTTGTACTGTGAAAGTCAGAAGGATCGCTTTTCGTTGAAC